CCTAATGCTGCGATTCCTGCACCTGCAAGAACCTTGTTAATCATTTTACCTGTTTTTAGTTTAAATGCCATTCTACATTCTAAGAATAGAGAATGACTTAATAAATATGCCTATTTTAGATATACATGGTTATCGGTAAGATTACGAGTTATCTCGCTCTTGGTCTTGTCGGTGCATTTCTTCTCAATACTCTAATCAGGCCAGCTTCAGCTATCCAAACAGGCGGTGCATTACAAGCGACAGGGGCTGGTATAGCCACAATCGGTGCAGGAATAGGGGATTCATTACGGTCTATCGGAGGCGGTTCCGCTAAACTGTTTGATCCTCTATTCACTTTAAGAGATTTAGTTTATTCATCGGATGTATCGGGGTCTGCTAATGCAGGGGCCGTAGCAAATGAAAGTATGCAGCAGGAATTCTCAGCACCTACAAAACCCGTATCCTCAACTATCACCTGGTCTTCTGGAACAACTGCTCAAGTACCTACTTTAAGCCCTGCAGCCAGTCGATGGTATAATACTCTAGGGGTTAACGTTAGTTGAGAAAAGGAAGTAAGGAAGCTAAAGCATGGGGTGCTAAAATGAAACGAGCTAGAAATGCAAAAAATGGAAGGAAAAAAACTAAAAGAAAAAGCACTACTAAAAAACGTAAATGCCCTAAATGTAGTTGTAAAACCCAGATAACAAAACGTGGCCGTAAAGTAGGTAGACGTATTAAAAAATCAATTAGTAGTGCCTGGTCATTTTAAACCCCAAAGCTTAAGGATCATTAATGTTTTGAATTATTGGTACGTTTACCCAGCATATGCAGAATAATACGGTAAAGCATTGGAGGTGTGAAGGCTTGTGTAAAATCTGCATATGCCTTAGTGTATAATGGTCTAATTAATCCCATACGTATCTCTCGCCTTTACACTTTGGACAGTCCATAGTTGTGTTATAGATAGGATCTAATTTGTTAGATCCTGATTGAAAATCAACAGTTCTTACTATACCGTGAGGCTTGCCAGTTACCGTATCAGCACAAATATCACAGGCTTTGTATTGCTTCAGCTTCACTTCCAGGTTCGGTCTTTTTATTATTGGTTGTGTTAGCGGATTTAATTTTTTCATATATTCGTTCAACTATAGCAGGATCCTTCTTAACTGCTTCTTCAACCTGCGGAACCAGGAAGGATGCAGCCTTTTGATACTTCTTTGGTATCAACTGCATGATAACATCACCGAGGCCAGAGTTCTTCATGTCTGTATCTGTGATGCTGGTTCCCTCTTTGGCTTTACTTACTACGTTCTTTAATCTCATGATCTCTTTACGATAGTCTTGGGCCTCTTCTTTCTTACTATCTGCTAAATATTTAATATCATTCTCAAAGTCTTTGATGCGCTGCCTAGAGTGTTTATTGACAGTTGACTTAGAACGAGCAATGAAAACGGCACACAAACCACCACATACAGACGCCACCAGGACAAGTGATGCAGATAAAACCTCGATTTCCACATGATTTTAAAGAAATTACATAGTTCTAAGTGTTTTGGAGGTGATAAAAAGGTCATAAAAGGTATCAACTACATAGTAAAAACTAACAATAACCCTAATACCACCTAATGATTATTTGAGAATGTCCTTAAAGTCTCAGCATTTCGCTGTTCCTAGGGGATATGGTATTGGCTTGGGGTGAAATAAAAGGGGACTGTCAAATATATTTGGTTGAAAAAATTAAATATATATTATTTTATAGTAGTAACGACTTAGGATTATTATGACTTATTGGTATGATGCGGAAACTAAACTAGGCAAAGAACGCAGATTAAAGGCTGCACAGAAAGAGACCAAAGTGGCTAAAACCATTTCCATTCCAATTAGTTATTGGGCCTTACTAGACCAGGTTAAAAACAAACTAGGTAAAAAAAATGTTAATGAAACTTTGATGTATTGTATTAAAGAAATAGGAATAGAGGAGGGTTTAGAATCTTGAAAAAAATGACCTCAAAAGTTCAATCGGAAATGTATCTGCTGGGTGTAATGCACGGCCAACAAAAGATGAGAAAAAAGATGCTAAGTCAATTAGACCATCTACTAGAGGAGATGCGTTATGGAGAACATGTGTATGACGACTGAAATAATACCACGTGAGAAATGCAGATTTTGTAAAGTCTATTTGCCTAAAAACTGTCTTAATGATATTTGTTTAGAATGTTCTAAAAAGAATGTGATTTAAAATGAAAATGGATATAGTAGAAAGTGATTTGAAACAATTATTCATGTGGATAAAAAATCTAGACGAACTTTGTAAATCCCAACAAGTTTTGATTGAAGTACAAGATGAACGAGTTAGTAATATAGAACATGACCTGGCCCTAGTTCTTACGGTTATCAAAGATAGAAAGCAAAGCACCTAAAAATCTCAGTAGCATAATCTGAAATTTTAACCATTTTTTTTTTATGATCATTTATGTTTTAGTCACACCATAAACCGTTAATTCACCAGCAGGCAAATTCTCACCTTCTGAACAGATAGAGAGTGAAGTCATAGTGTCAACATCGGTGTTTAAAATTCCGCCAGCCGAACACATACCATTATCTCCAGCACATGCCCCCGTTGCGGTTAAGTAATCACCATAATTATCATTTCTTTGGATGTGAATCTCTAACTGTGCAGCATTAACGCCCACTAGATAGCGTCCGAATTTCCACATATCCTGGCTGGTTTGCCCCTGATCATCGGTAGAGCCTGTAGAATAAACCGTTGAAATTTGATAATTATATGCCGTTGCTAGATCATTTACCCTCCAGCCGTACGAGTTCGCACCAGGTGTTATATTTCCGATCCCTACAATTTCTGAATAATTAGCCAAAGTAGCACTAAAGGTGACTTTCAAAACTTGATAAGAGCCTACCGTAGTTAGAGAGCTTGTAGTACCCAACTGAATCCAGGTAGAACCACCCGCTGCGGGAGTATACCATTCGGGAGCCGTTGCACCTGCATTAACTCGAAGTTCATCGGATGCACCAGAAATAGCTAAACGCTGTAAATGTACACCGTCACTAAAAATAATATCACCTTCTGTTAAATCAGCCTGTGTTACATCATCCATGTCAAGTGGCCCACCATCTTGTACGACAGTCCCGTCATGTTTATGATTTTTTAGAACATTAGAACCACTACCAGAAAAGCCCATGATTAACCCCTATCTCTAGCAAATCTCGCTTGCTCTGTTGATAGATACATCGGAGTAACTTGTGCCAGTATATCGGTAGTTCCTGCTGCACCTGGTGTTACTTGAACGCTAACTATGTTTTGACCGTTTATGTTTTGGTCCGAACCCGAACTCAATGTAATAGCAGGTTGACCATTTATTGAAAAACTACAAGTATTAGCTGCATCTTGATTTTTAATTGCAATTGAAATTGCTATGGCCCGATATAATGTAGGATAATGAACGGTAGTTGTTCCTGCACCTGCAGCGATTACATCAGAGACAAAAGTTGATTCTGCAGTTGTATCGTTTGGTTTTACAGTTACTCTGTATCCTTGAATTATTTGAGGCACTTAAGCCACCTTAGAAAAGATTTGCGTATTTCATTAAAAATGAATATGCTGCAATACCACCACCTGTGGCTACTTGTGCAGATGAGAAGGATAATTGTTTTCCTCCAGATTGACCGCCAACGCTGACGGGTATAGCTCCAAAAACTACACGGCCTGCGCTGGCTGCGGAACTGGCTACACTAAAGTTTGATACTCCTGATTGAATACCGTTTACTAGAACGTTTGTTTGGTATGCTGCTGCACCTGGAGGATCAGGATTATTCACACAGTCAAGAATAATGTTACTTCTGTTTAACTGCTGAATTGTAAGACCTGTTACATCATCTGTTGATGGTGTGAATACGTTAAGTGCTGCACCTGTTGTCGTATAAGATCGCATAAGTGGAACAGCCATTAGAGACTATCCTCCTGGACATTTCCCATAGCATTAGCACCAGTAAAGGCCTTATCTGAGCCTGAAATAAAAGAAGTTGCTACTGCACCTGCTGCTGATTCAATACCACCAATACCAAAAGCTGCGACTGCTGGAATTATTTTACCTACAGTGCCGCTTGCTAGATTTGGTGAGAGGGCCCCTAAAGCTACGGTCCCTAATGCTGCGATTCCTGCACCTGCAAGAACCTTGTTAATCATTTTACCTGTTTTTAGTTTAAATGCCATTCTACATTCTAAGAATAGAGAATGACTTAATAAATATGCCTATTTTAGATATACATGGTTATCGGTAAGATTA